ACGCGCCATGCATTGGACCTTGTCCATTTTGGCTATAGCCTCGTGAACAAGAATCCAGTCGATGCACTTTGCAGCAGTCACTCTCGCTTTTGAGGAGGTCGTTGCGCTCGGACTCATCCTGCTATGCCGCTTACCAGCAAGCAACAGAAGCGAGTCGACGCAGCATCGGGGCCCCGCAAGGCGAGCATGCGAGCTGCCTTCCTCCGACAGAACGCCGGCTCCAAGACAGGGAATGCGGAAGGTATGGCGCCAGGCAAGGGCAAGGGCAACAAGCCCACCCCGAACCGCCGCCTCCCTCCCCCAGCCGGGCAAGCGTTGGCCAGCCCAAGCCAGCCCAGGCGCATCCCCAATTACTTGGACCCCATGTGTCCCTGTCCTGCTCCAACGGTCACGTCTGATGGCCGTGCCTTGCCGTACACTGGTCTCGATTCGTACGATTTCCAAGTCGACACCACCAACTACACCGTCCTTCTGGCTACCAACACCGGTGATTCCGGTACGGTTGGGGCCGTGTTCAAGGTCAATGTTAATGGTGGGTACATAAGCAATTCGATGCGTACGTTGACCATTCCGGCTCTGGCAGCGGCTGATAATGCCGGTGGGGCAAGCTCCTCGCGCGCCATGAAGTTTTCCGTGTCAGTTGTGAACTGCACAAATAACCTCAAGCGCGGGGGCCGTGTTACCTACATCAACTCAGCACAACGACTGCCGACGATGCGTACGGATGTTGCCACTGAATTCATTGACGTGATCGATGGAATCAAGGCATCCCCGTATCGCCGCAGGATTAACGGCACTGACTTGGTTACGCCCAAACAACTCATTGGGTTCCCAGTCGACGGAACAGTCTACAGACAATTCGTCGGCCACCAAGGGACATTAAGCCACATTGAGCTGTTCGGACGGATCATGGCAGCAGGGCCATCAATCACCCCTGAGCCGCGCCCGATGTCGGCAGTTGCCTACATCTTTGACCCCGCTACCGATGAACAGGACTATTCGGTCACTATACGCGCTGCTTATTACACGCGTTGGCCGATCACGTCCGTTCCAGGTCAAAAGATGGAGGCCATCCCGACAGCGGATCCGCACTTCGTGAATGCCGTACACGACCACGTCGAGTCGACGGCAAACGAAATGGTACACGTCGCCGAGGGAGGCGCGCTGGCCACGGTGCTGCCCAAAGTGGCCAATGCAGTCAGGACCTACGCGCCGAACGTGTTCGGCCGTGCCGGGGCCGCTCTTGAGGCGGCCCTGCCGGAGGTCCCCGCGGCCGCTGAGGCTTTCGCACCGCTGCTATTGTAGCGACTTAATTCACCTCACCATTGGAGAGCGCACTCTGTGCTCTCCCCCGCGGCAGCGTCAAAGCACGCTGCCACTTCCGTTGTCTGTTTCGGATTTTCTCATGCGCATTGGTGCCATGCTTTTCCGTAACTGCAAACAGCCATGCAAAATTTTGCGTTGCACGTTCAGGGCTTGCTCATGAGCTTGATCCGCCCCTTACCCCACGCCTCAAACGCTCACGTTTAATACACGGTCAAGAGTATCGGGGTGCGTCCCCTGCGAGTGGTGAGACGTGGGATAGGTTAGCCAATCGGTTAAGCCGAGGCGGAGTCACGCATTTCCTGGACGTACAACACAGTGGTGCCGGCCACCACAAAATCATTGGTCGGTGTATCCGCGCGGCTATAGCCAGGCGGGGAAGGCGGGGTCTAACTCACAGTACCTCGCGCATATCTCACAATCTCACGCTGCTGCGAGCTGATGCGGTGTGGGAGGCTCGCGAATCAGCTCCGTCCAGGCACGGCCTGGAAACCTCTGTCAGTCCTTTGCCGATGAGGAAAACAGAGGGAAGCATCGGCACCCTTACTTCTTCTGGTTAACCCTTACTACAGGGGTCCTCACCGCATTGGGGTATCGTCCCTAGCGGTAAAAGGGCTCTGCCTCCGAATGGCTACTGCCTACGTTCTTGGCACCCCCGAGGATAGGAGTTGGTGGGATTTCCGTGATATGGCCCTCTCTCTCCGAATCCCAGAAATCGCACGGGATACGACAGCTACTTTAATTGATTTTGCATGTGGCACGGCAACCGATTGGTGGAAGTCATTTACTTCCCTTTTCGGCTTTAATTTGAAACCCGATGGTGACGCGGGGGGCAATTCTTGGTCGGTGATTACGCTTTTCCGAAAGTGTTTAGTCATGGCCATGAACTCCGTCAGCATAGGGGCAATTAAATCGGCAGCCTATCACATTTCGGTTTGGTGCTGTTCGGCTCCACCATCCGTCAAGCTGATTGGTTTGGCCCTGATTGTTTATGCACTTTTCCGCCTGCTGCGTTCGACCTGGCGGGAGAGTCGCAAAGTTTTCGACGGTGCTGACAACATTGCATTTTGCGCGCATTGCTCGCCACAGCTCGTTGACGATTCGATGATGTGCTTGGGTAACGCCTATGAGAAGCGTTTCTTCGTCCCGGCAGCTTGTTCCAGGTGCAGTTGGTTCTGGACTGTGAGAGGTTGGCAAGCAGCACGGATAAGGATTAACAACTCGCAGTATCAGTTTCTAGGCACTTACAGCGCTTTGAGGATGCACCGCGAGCGAGACATCCATTGTCCAGCAACCAACCAACTCGATGTCACCAATGAGTACCGATTCGCCCATCGTTTTCTCCAGTTTTACGCTGGCACGCTGGGTGAGATGGAAGAACAACGCCGATTCTTCTACAGCGATCACACGCGATCATATTGCTTGTCTTCGCAGTGGGAGGAGGTGTATGGCGGAGATGCCCACACGGCCAGACCGAGTGGTGGCACAGATGGACATGCTGGTGTGGACTTTAACCGCGGATTGTCTGGCATCCAGCGCATGCGCCAGTTGTGGCAGTTCATTTACGACCACGCTTCACAATTGCCTCAGTCGACTCTTGTCGACAGCACCTTCACAAGGTGTAAGGAACTGATCAGGCGGTTTGGATTGGACAGTGTCACCAGGCATGCAAGAGAAGCCAGGCTTGAGGTCGACCACCGAGTTGCTGACGACGGTTATTTGTCCCCTCCCCCGGGCCTTGAAATGGTGGCTGTTGCACTGCCGTCTGCCATAGCAGTCGGTCCAGTTACGCACTCTGTCACCGTCCACAACACCCAGGACAGGATATCCGTATTGGGCGCTTTGGAAGGGCGTTCCCAGGTTAAAAGGTCCGTGTTCGCTGACGCGAACGGCGAATTCCCAGAGTTGTCATTCAAGAAGTCGTCTTGCGCAGCCAAACGCTTGAACAAATTCTGGGGCAAGCTCAATCGCGAGGTGCTCACCGACGACGCCATCGACACTGCATACCACAAGCTATTTGCTAACAAGTCGTTTGAAGAGATTGCTATGTCCAAGTTCTCGAAGGAAGACATCAGGCAGGCTCAGGAGCTACTGCAAACCACGACAAAGCCCGAGGAAATTGGCACGCGCAAAGCAAACGGCAAGTTGGAAATGGTAGTGAAGACCGCAAAGTTCGCACGGCTCGTTGTTGATAACACGCTTCCCTTGCTAGCCACAAACATCATCTCAACAGGCATATTTCAACACCTGTTGTTCGACCATGATGATGGCATCTTCCACCACATGTCCATCAAGCACAGATCACGAGAGGACGTCCTGGACGCGTTCGGGCAAATGATGGCAGACCCGTTTGACGACAAGAGACGCGTCGCTCGTGGCCATGCCCCGAGGGTGCAAGAAGTGTGTGCATGGGAGATCGACCAGACAGGCATGGAGCTTCACGAAAGGTGCAACAAACAGGGCGAGGGACTTCTGGGGTACACCTACAACGCGCTGATGCGCATCAATAAGCGGGTGTGCAACAAACTCAATGCCCAGTTCACCGGCCTGCACGATGCCAAGATCGTTTACGACGTCAAGGCTGGCATGCAGTTGCGTTTCCGAGTGAAGAACGAAGAAGTACCCAAAGCCACCTGGTTCGTTGCTCGTTTCCCGGACGTCTACCTGGATTCGGGGTGGGCGCTTACCAGTGGAGTGAACTTCATCAATGAGCTCAGTGGGGTGTTCTGTAGTGTGGTAGAGAACCCAGAACACCTATTCGCGCGCAACGGCGACACCGGAAGATTCCGGTTGCTCGACGGCACATTTGACTGGCGTTTCAAGTCCATACCTTTATACATGGCGCCTGAATCTACCGAGCCATCGTCATTCATCATTTACCTTAGAGGATTGTTTGAAGGTGACGACGGAGGCGGCGCAGCGTCGCGCTGCCTGGCAGACGAACGAAACGGGGGACCGACGGGTTTGATTGTCAGGCAACAGGAAGACCTTGGCTATTCAGCCAAGTTCAAGACCATTGTGAATGGGAGACTTGAAATAATCGGGGCGCATTTTCCCGTCCGTGACGGCTTTGTGTGCAACGACGTGCCCTGGGTACCAGCCGTTCAGAGGTATACCGCGAAGTACGGCATTCAAACCAACATCGCGATCACTGCCTCTTCAACAGCCGCAAGATTCTTGTCGTTAGCATCGATGTTTGCCGGGCGCATCGAACCCTTGCAGCGAGGCTTCGAGCATTCGGCTTTTAGGATCATCGAGGAAAACAAAGATGACAGGCAGTTCTGGTCAAGACAGATCAGGACGGACGGCCACCACGAAATTGACCGTGCGTTTGGTCAAGGTGTCCACAACGTTTATACCATGGAAGAAGTCAAAGGACACTTTGAACGCTGCGCGAATCGCGTCTACCCTAGCTCGCAGACTCAGATTCAAATGATAAACATGAGCATAGCGGAAGACGTGGCAGCCACGACTTTCACCGTCGCCGATTATTCTAAGTTACTGATGTTCGCCGACGAGTGCCGCACATTCAATGGTGACCACGAAGCTGTTTACAGCTTCTTGCCTGACTGCATGAGGTAATTCGTGGCCGCTTTTCTTCACGATAAACCTAAATAAACATTTCAAAACCACACGAAATAAACAATTTAAAAGCAAACATTAAACATTGCATATCTAATTGGCGCAGTCAACTGACGATCGCCGGCGCATAATAAATAAGGCGTGAAATGGTCTACGGTGAATTCAATGCATGGGGTTCTTACCCACCACCTTCAGGATCCTCGCATGTATAGTGCATTAATATGAG